GTACACGTTTAATTTGTTCTGCTGTATATACTGTTTTTGATTTCTTCTTGTCGTTCACTCTTTTTATTTGTCTTCCATGTCTTTGTATCTGTAGTAGCCTTTATCAAAATCTGCTTGCACAAAGAAATCGCCCATAAACCCATTACGGTTTTTTCTAAATGCACATTCTATGATATCACTATTTGTGGCACGACCTAGTGCTAAAACCCAGTCAGCATCGTAAGCAATCTGACGTGACCAAGCAGTCTGACCTAGAGTAGGAACACCACTCAAGTCATTGACATCGTCAGGGGTAGCTGATGAGATAGCAATAATAGGAACCTCTTCACCAATAGCCAATAGCTTTAATTCACGAGATAGGTTCTTCATACGAACAACTTCATTCTCTGATCTTTGGTTTGGAGACATCAGCTGTAGGTAGTCAACAATAATAAAGTCAGGCTTGTATTGGTCAATCTTTCCACGAAGAACTGATGGATTAATTTCTCCACCAGAATCATTAGAGATGATATGAAACTCTGGTTTACCAGCAACCTCTTTTTGGTGCCACTTCTTTAGCATGTCTAGTTCAATCTCACCATTGCTAATCTTACGGTGTGACCACAAGCCTTCACCCATAATAGTAAATACACGATTACGAACTTCTGTCTCTGACATTTCTAGAGATATTACTAGTGGGGACTTGCCTTGCTTCCATGCCTGTACCGCAAAATATAGAGCCATCCAAGACTTACCAATACCTGGATAGGCTAGGAATACTCCAAGCTGGCCTGGCATAATTCCAGCTGGTAGGTAGTTGTCAAATCCTGGTAGGTTTGTTTTAATACCAGTAATACCAAGTGCTTGCTGTGCCTTTACATTTTCAAAGTATGCTACTGCTGACTCAAGATCTGTAACGTCAATGTCACGAATAGCAGAAGTGTTTTTCTTTAGCTCTGAAGTCTTTGTGATTAGATCTTCTAGAGCAATACCACCCTGACCATTTTGAACTTCTTGTGCAGCATTGCGTAAAATATTCTTTAGACTATCATTTAGATATTCCGTTTGTAGCTCGTCTAGGTGGTGCTTGGTTGATCCAACACCATCTACTGGAGCAAAGTCACGGAACTTTTCTACAACTAGTGATGTTGGAGGAACGGATTGGTTTGTTTCAAAGTATTTACGAATGAAAGTCCAGATGTCAAGGTGCGTAGTTAGCAAGGTATCAACATTAGCCTGAAGCAATACATGCATCTGCTTATCGGACAATACAGCTGATATTACCTTTGATTCTGTATTACTCACTTAGCCACCTTTTAGCCATCTCTCTACGCTCTGCTCGTTCTTTATCGTCTTTTACTTTTTCATCCATGGCCTGCAAAATCTTTTCTGCATTATAGGCATAGAATGTCCAGCTTGGTTTTTGTGCTACCTCAAAATAATAGTACACTAGTTTCATGGCCAAGTCAAGGCCAAATGATTCAACAATAGCATCAGCTGCCCATTGTTCTGTGTTCAGGTTAAGTACTGGCTTTGCACCATACTTTTTAAGATGTTGACTAGAGTAGGTGCCAAGTAAAGCCATACGGTCTTTACGTTCAGCCATTACTCGTCTATTTCAGACTTTGCTTCTGCTAGCTTTTCTGTTAGCTTTGATTCTACAAAGCTGTACACACGCTCAAATGCGTCGTTAACAGTCTCACCTTCACGTCTTGAGTCAACTACCCCAAGATCTAAACGCAAAGACTGAAAGTTACCTAGATTAAGTGTATATCCTAGAGTAACGTTTACCTTGGTTTCTTCGTTGTTCATTTTCCTACCCCTCACGGTATTAAATAGATTCTGACCAAACAGGTATATACCTGCCATCCTCAGTTCTTGTATAAGTCAGTATACCATCTCCCATTCGTCTTGTCAACTCCTGGTTAGTTGGTGTCATGTTGTTTGTAATTAAGCCGTCTTTTCTTGGTTGGCCAATATGTATTGATGCTAGTATATCACGAATCTCTTTAACTTGCGACTCTGAATAATAGCTTCTTATTTGCCACCCAGTTTTTCCATCCTTAGAAGACCCCATTGGAAATGGGATTACCCCACGCTTCATTAAGCTTGGCATATACTTTTTATGACGGTTAACCAACTTAGCTGTTTCTCCAACAGTATAAGCACGTTCACGATTACGTTTAAAGTCAGATGTGAAACAAGACTCCATACGATCTTTTGTAATGTTGTAAAGTGTGATCATTCCAGTAGAGCGGCTTTGGTGGTGTGGACGAACTAAATCTCCATTTAAGAACCAGACTTTTTTATTGCCAGGAATAACAGATTCTTGGTTATACTCTTCGTCTAATAATTTTCTTTCGCTGTTCTGCATTAGTTTGGAATCCCGATTATAATTAGATTAACGGTTGTGGAAGCATTTCCAGCCTTATCAAATCTAACTAAACCAGTTAATCCATTTGCATCAACACTTGTTAAAACAACAGTAGCAGCGTCACCAGCTGTACCAACACCACCAGTATTTACAACTGTTGCAGTTACAATTGGTGGGTATTTAAAGTTTCCATTAAAGCTGTAGGTAAAAGTTTCGGTAGAGTCTGCAAGCCTGCTTTTGCTGGTCAAAACAACTCTTCCACCAATCATTCTAGCTTCAGATGTTTTTACGTCTTTCTTTCCAACCGATGGTGTATCAATAGTGGTAAAGTTATAACCAGTTGTAGATACTTGATCAGACAGCTGATTTACAGCATTTGTAATCTGATAGATATAGCTAACGTCAATTGGTTGACCTCGCTCAGGTAATGGTATTTTTGCCATAGTATTCTCCTAATTAAATTATACCAGAAAGCTATATGCCTTTTTGAGTCTTTCTAAAAAGGGTTAACTTGTTATTATAATAATCTCTTACTTTTGGTATTGCTGGGAATTGAATCGCTACGTCTACTGCAGATCTTCCCACTGGTTTTACAACTGAAAAATTATTAGTTGCTATAGTTGTAATGAGTTCCCAGTTAGACCATCCTGCTGCTTCTGGATCGTCTGTATTAGAGTTATTCCACCTAATCCAAATGTCATAGCTACGACCATCTCTAAAAAATTTTACGTAATCTGTTGGATTTTCTGCATCTGTTGGAAAAGACCAAACTACATTAATAACGTCGCCAACATTAGCAACTGAAATCCTGGTCGCTGTTGTATATGGAAATGGTGTTGTTACGTTTGGCATTGGATACCTAATAATTTCTGACCAATGAGAAAACCTATTTCTATCTTCAGAAATAATTCTATATCTAAAGTCGTAGTGTAATCCAGCCACCTCTTCTCTTTCTAAAAGTTCATTGGTGGTAGTTGTGATTTGAACTAATGGGAACTCAGACTTGGGGATTCTTATTTGCTTAATTCCAGCATCAGCCATTACGTCACGTCCAGGATAAATCTGTATTCAATGTAGTTAGTGGTATTTGGAGACTTTATAATAGTTACCTTGTCAGTATTTTGAACAACAGAATATCCCGTTAATCCGTATATTGGGTTAACTGTACTTATGTTGTCAAGTCTGAGTGCATCTAATGCTACATAAAACTGATCACTTGCAAACTCAATTGTACCGCCTGAAGATGCTGATGAAACGTTAGTATTAACTTTTTCATAATTAAATGTAGTAGTTGTTGGCACATCAGTAATTAAATGAATCCCGTTAAATACTGAATCAATGCCGCTAACCTTTACATAATCACCTTCTGTAAATCCATGATCTGCTCCAGTTGTAAGAGTTGCAACGTTGTCCGTAAGTGCTTTATTAGTAACTGATATAGTGTCAGTAGTCGTTGCGTAAATTTTAACTACAGATACGTTTTTCCAAGAAAATTGTCCAGTATTGTAAAACAACTCATCTAATCGTTTTGTTGCAACAACATATCTATTGTCTGTGCGATAATTACTGTCATCTGATTCTATTCGCATCCAAGCATACTGACTCCTATCACTATTGCTAAACTCAACAATAATGTTTACGGCTTCTGGGATGTCTGTAGATTCTCCATTTACAGGTATAACTGAGAATGCTAGTTTAAGTAAGTCTGATGATGAGTTTTTGCTTAGGTCTGTGGGAAGTCCAGTAATTTGTAAAAAGTTTGGGGCTCCATAAGTCTGAACACTTGTTCCATCTGAATATATGTAAGACGTATCTCCCTTTAACATTAATACATTTGAAAGATACCTTGGTCTTTCAAACCTATCTATTCTTTTTTGATTAGTAAAGATACCATTGCTTGAACTTATTTTGATTGCTGGTGGCTTTAAGTCTTCTGGACCAGAAGTAGATTCAAGATCAACACTGATGATGTTGGAACTATTAATAATAGAGTTTTGTGCTTCAGCAAAGTCTGCGTTTGATGATGATGCGTTACTTATTGTATTTGCTTTAACAAGCTGCCACTGTTCTTCTCCAGAAAAAGCAGAGATTGTTTTGCTATCAAACTTTCCTGCTGCTGGGTTTGCCCCTGCAGAGTAAATTCCAATTTCTGAAATTTCATATCTTTCTTCAGTTGGCAGTTGTGCAGTCAGGATGACTTTGTTAACTCCATTGTCGTTTGCATATCCACGTGAAGATATTGGAACACGAAACATTTCAAAGTCTAGTGTAGACTTTCCTGAGTAATCCCCAAACGTTTCTGAAGGCCCTAGTGGTTCTGCACCACAGCCCAAAGCTATAAATGATGCATATGCTGGAGCATCTCCAATGAGATACTTTGCAATGATGCTCTTGCCAATATTAGTTATCATACTTAGCTTTCTGTGCTTTCTGTTATATCTATGTCTTCTATTATACCAGCACTAAGGATTTGTACCTCTACTTGTTCATCTGATCTGATATTAATAAACTCTATAATACCCTCGCCAGATACTAGATCTAGCTTATAATTTTTGCCATTTTCACCACTACCAACATTTGGAATCTTGTCTCTTAGGTTGATAGTAAAGTTTGAAAAGAATCTATCTGAGGTTTCCTGTATCCTTAATAGGGTTGTGGGGTTGTAAATTTCTTGCAAAATGCCAAGATTTCTAAAAGGCTGATACACAACGGTTTGACCATTAACAGTATCATTTCGTGCAATAGTTAATAGCTCTTGACCACCAACATCCTCAAACAATAAATCAATGATTAGCTCATCGCTAAAGGTTTCATCAATAAACTCTACGGTATCAATTGGTGCACTCTTAATTGCTGGTGCTTGATTATTTGATATTTCTACTTTTGGTGTAGTTGGTGTAGCTCGTGGTGCTGTGGTTGCTGCTGCTGGAGTAGATGCAACTGGGGCTGCAGTAATTGGAGTTGAGGCACCACTTCTTTGGTTGCCACTATTAGTGGTACTTGTGGCTTGTGTTTGTGTAGCCCTAAACCTATTT